GACGAAATGATGGACGTGGAGGTTCCGCCGATGGAATCTTTCATGGTCGATGGAATGTCTTTGACGGAAACGGAAGACGGCGGCGTCGAGATTGACATGGAGCCAGAGCGGGGATTACCTCCGGTCGAGGCGTCTGTTCATGGCGCGAACCTTGCTGAGCATATTCCAGAAGATGAACTGAACGACCTTGCGTCCATACTGCTCGACGGCGTTGAAGACGACAAGAAGTCCCGCGCTGAGTGGGAAGATATGCTCGCAACGGGCATCAAACTGATGGGCCTTACCATCGAGACGCGCTCGACGCCGTTTGAGGGCGCGTGCGGCGTGTTCGACCCGCTGATGGCCGAAGCAGTCGTTCGCTGGAACGCGACGGCGATGGCTGAACTGATGCCCGCATCTGGCCCCGTGAAGGCGCAGGTCATCGGCGTGTCAACCGTACCGCTGGAGGAGCAGGCGTCGCGCGTGAAGGCGTGGATGAACCTCTATCTGACGCAGTTGGCACCGGAATACTACGAAGAAAAAGACCAGATGTTCATGTGGCAGCCGCTCATGGGTAGTGTGTTCACGAAGCCAATCCAAGACCCCGTGCTTCGTCGCCCCACCGCGCGCTTCAAGACCCCGTATCAGGTCATCGTTCCTTACGGTGCGGTCGATTTGGAGACTTGCCCGCGCTATACCTGCATCGAAACGATGACTCGCCGCCAGATTAAGGGCGCGATGATTAACGGTGCATACCGCGACCTTGAATTGGACGAGCCAGAGCAGCCCGACGAGCAGAGTCCTATCAAGGAAGCTGCCGACGAGTCGCAGGGCGTCAGCAATTCTGGCGATGTGCAGGACGAATACGAGGTTTACGAGGTCTATGCCGACCTAAATCTCGACGGATTCGAGCATCCAGACGACCTGCCGCTGCCGTATATCGTCAGTATCGAGAAGGCGACGCAGCAGGTTCTGGCGATTCGCCGGAATTGGCGCGAAGGCGATGAATCTTACGGTCGGAGATACGGCCTGATTCACTATCGGTTCATGCCTGGCTTCGGTTTTTACGGGATTGGCTACGCGCACCTGCTTGGAAACAGCGCAATGGCCGCGACGATGGGTAAGCGGAACCTGATTGACGCCGCGACGCTGAAGAATTTCCCCGGAGGCGTGCGCGCGAAGGGGATTCGCTTCGAGGATAACAATTTCTCGATGGCTCCGGGCGAGTTCAAGGAAATCGACACGGGCGGACAGCCGCTCCAGAACGTATTTATGCCGCTTCCTTACGGCGGGGCCGACCCGACGCTGATGGCGCTTGTGGATGGCGTGCAGGAAGGCGCTCGCGGGCTTGCGAACACGACGGAAATCGCTGTCGGAGAGGGGCGTCAGGACGCGCCGGTAGGCACGACGGTCGCACTGATGGAACAGGCGAACCTGATTAAGTCGGGAACGCTGAAACGGGCGCATCGGGCGCTTGGCAAGGAACTGAAGGCGATTGCCGACCTGTTTGGCGAAAACCTTGGCGACGAACCGTATCCGTTTAAGGTGCGCGGCAGTCAGCAGACGCTGATGAAGGCTGATTTCTCCGATAATATCGACGTGATTCCGGTCAGCGACCCGTCTATCTTGTCATCCGTCGAGCGCAAGGTGCGCGCGGAAGGCTTGGTTCGTATGGGGCAGCAGTTTCCGCAGCAGCACGACATGAGGGCGCTTCTGGCGGCGTTTTATGCCGAAATGGGCTACGACGAGGAGCGGATTGCAGCGATTCTGCCGCCCCCGCCGCAGCAGGAACAGCCGCGCCCGCTCGACCCGCTGTCGGAGAATATGCTGTCTATCGTCGGCAAGCCGATTGTGGCGGGCGAATACCAAGACCACGACGCACACATGGCAGCGCACGCGCCATTGGCCGAAAACAGTCCTGCGTTGCAGGCGCACATCAATGAACACTTGGCGTTCAAGGTGCGTATGCAGGTGCAGCAGCTTATCGGTCAGCCGCTGCCGCCGATGGGTCAGCCGTTGCCGCCAGAAATCGAGAACCAGTTGGCGTTCCTGGTTGCTCAGGCGATGCAGCAGCTTGCGCCGGAGTATAAGGCTCAGCCGCAGCCCGACCCTCTGGTTGTGACCGAACAGATGAAGGTCGAAGCTGGCCGCGAGAAGGCCGCTCTGGACGCGAAAACGAAGGTCGAGGTCGCGCAGATTAACGCGGGCGTTGACACAGCGGAAATTATCGCTGATAATGCACAGGCCGATGCAGACCGCGCGGCGCGATTGGCTATTGCCGCAATGGGTAAGGGAGCGCCGCGATGAAATCTGCGAAGCCGATGAAGGGGGTGCCGTTCCCGATGAAAAGCGAGAAGCCAGCCAAGGGCGGCAAGAAGAAGGGTGGCAAGTAAGCCATGCAGATACGCGCGCTCCGTAGAGCGGGACGATAGCCGGTGTCGCTGAATATACGCGCGCCCCGTCCGAAGAAAACCGGAGCCGTTCGAGTGGCTAAGGGGCCGCGTATCAAGAAAGGCGGCTTTTCGCTGGCGAAGTTGAAGGGTAGGCCCATGTGAGCGGATACCACCATGACAAGTTCTACGCGCAACTCCATAGTGCGCTCAACGCAGAAATAGAAACAGCCAAGGAAAATCAGACCAGACTCATTATCCGCAAGGCGCATAGCAGCGGAACCACGTTCATACCGGCCTCGACTTCTGAGGAAATTGCCCTTACGGCGATAGAGTCGGCGACGCGAGTTCGAGCATTGCAGGAAGCGGCAGAGTTGGTTAAAGAGACGTATCGAAGAATGTTTGAAAAGGAGAATGAAGATGAGTGAGTTCCGATTGCCGATTATTGACGAGACGGGCGATTCGACTGTGTATATGACGCCCTCCCTCAGCAAAATCGAGCCGCACGAAGAAACGGAAGCCCGCGCGCTGGTGGACAATCAGTTCATCGACCTGACGGGCAAGCCGCTCGACCTGACGCCTGCGGGATATTACATCGCGGTCAAGATTTGGGTTCCAGACGACCATATTCTGACGGCGGATGGCAAGAAACTGTTCATGCCGGAAACCTACCGCGACGAGCGCAAATACACTAGCGGCGTTGCTCTCGTGTGCGCTGTTGGCCCTGACGCCTACAAGGGCGAGAAGTTCGCTGCGACCGGCCCGTGGTGCAAGGTTGGCGATTGGGTCATGTTCCCGCGCTACGAGGCCATCGCGCTTGCGTATCGCGGCGTCGGCATGGCGCTTCTGCCGGACGACCGAATCTTGGCTGTGATTTCCGACCCGTCGGACGTTGACAGCATCAATTCGGCGAACAAACTGTGATAACTCCGTTTACGCACGCCTATCGGGAGATGCAGGAAGATTTTGAGGTCGCATTTAGCGACATCAAACGCCCTATTTTTAAGGCCATGATTCCGTTTGGCGCGGCAACAATGGCGGCTAATGCGCGCAACGTGGCGTTTCTGCAACGCATAAAGGAGATTTTCAAGTGAGTCTTGGGCCTGATGAAATTGAAGACGGCGGCGAAGAACGTGAGTTCGACATTGGCGGCGAAGTCGAAACGGAAGTCGAACTTGAAATCGCTGCCGACAACGAATCCGAACCCGAAGTCGCTGAACCAGTTGCCGAAGCAGCGGAGCCGGAGCAAGAGGCCGCAGCCCCTCCCAAGCAGCGGAACCGACTTGACGACCGACTTGCCACCCTCACCCGTCGAGCAGCCGAAGCCGAAGCGCGAGCCGAAGCGGCGGAACAGCGACGCCTAGAGTTGGAGGAAAATCTGGTCACTGAGCGTAATGCTCAGATTGTCCAGATGGAATCGGCGCTCAAGGCTGAAATGCAGGCGGCGAAGCGCAAACTCATCGACGCCAAGACGGTCGGCGATTACGGCGCAGAGGCCGACGCGACGGCGGAAATCTCGAAACTCGCGGCTGACCTGTCGGCGGTTGAATCGTATCGCGCGACGCCGAAGAAGGCTGAGCAGCGTCAGGAGCAGCGCCAGACGCCGAATATCGCGCCCGACACGAAGGCGTGGATTTCGGCTAATCCGTGGTTTACGCCCGGAAGCCGCGACCATGACGAAGAACTTGCCGCCGAAGCGCAGCACTATGCGCGGAAACTCGAAATCAAGATGAACCGCGAGGGTCGCGCCGCTGACATTGGCAATGCTGATTACTTTGCGGAAATCGACGCGCACATGGCAAAGGAGTTTCCCGATTTCTTCGGTGAAGCGCCAGCCCTGAAGCGCCGTCAGCCGCCCGCGATGAAGGCGAACAACGACGTTGCGCCGGTCGCGCGTCAGGCTTCGAGCATCCAACCGACCGTGAAGAAGAACATCGTGAAACTGTCGGCTCAGGAACGGCAACTCGCCGAAGCCATCAGCCCCAACCTGCCTCCGCAGCAAGCGTGGGCCGCATTTGCAAGGAATAAGTGATATGGCCCGCGATAGGAAGCCTCTCGGCTC